TGTCTCTACGATAATTAGATAATTACCACCATCCGCAGGATTCGTTGGGGTGTTGAGTGTTGCCGCTGCATCGTTCGTAATCCTGACGACATTACCTTGGCTCCAGTCAATGTCTATGTTTCCCCCGGCTGCGGTCAGCCCTGTGACCGTAGCAGCATACACATGATCTGGCTGTCTGGTAGACAGAACCTTGATTGCAGCCATGGCGTCCACGACGGCGGCACCGGCACCTGCGCCGTCCATGTAAATCATTTTGGTTTCGCCGTTCGGGATCGTTACATCCGACCCGGAGCCCTGCGAAATAACGATGTCAAAGCCAGCGGTTGTGCCATTTTCAATTAACATGACACGTGAAGAAGAGTCCGGCCCAATTGTAATTGTACAAATCTGGGTCATAGGAATATCTGAAGTGATCTTCAGATAAAAAGACCTTGCAGGATCGGCAGTCCCATCTTGTAGGGTGATTGTAGCCGTTGCCCCATCGGTGATCTCTTCTTCACCGTACCCAAACGCTTCACCAAGCAACTGCATGTTGGTGTTTGTCAGGTCTCCCCAGTTACCCTCCTCCGTGCCACTTACAATTTCAGTGAGTCGAAGGTCGTTATTGAATGTGGTGCCCATAGTTATTGAGAGTCATCGACAGCCACCCATCCGGGTGTCTGGCTGGTGTTACAAGATGCCCATCCGGGAGTCTGGTCGGTGTCGCAAAGCGCCCATGCAGGGGTCTGTGATAGATCACACAAAAACCAACCCTTCGGTGCTGCGTCTCCTTGCTGAGCAAGCATGCCCACTGAGGTAACAGCAACGGCTTCAGACACCTGACGTAGCGCGTTGAATGGCACTAAAACCTGTGCGTAACGAGTAACCCTAGACATTACGCAATCCTGATAATTGCATTGGTCGCATTAGCATCAGGGAACGTGATCGTAAAATTTCCTGTGGCGACAGTTTTATCTGAACCAAAATCCAAGACCATCACAGCCCTATCTGCTTTGGTGGAATTGTAGATCAGTGCGCCACGAACCGTAAAAGTTGCAGAGGACCACGTTACGTCATCAAAGTCGGTAATCGCAGTTGTTCCACTCAGGGACGGGTCAACCTTTGTGAGCGTCTCTCCCCCTGCTGTGTAGTTTGTTCCGGCATCACTGATCTCTCCCGACGTTGTGTATACTGTTGTCGTGGAGTCTAAGTTTGCCGAGTCGGTGTACAGAGCGACCTTGATCGTGTCGCCAGCAGTGGTGAAATCGTGCAAGCCCTCAAGAAGTTCTTTCTTGAATGAGTTGCATAGTCCTTGTGTGATCGCCATAAAAACTCCTAGCCTCGCGGCGAAAGAATACGGTCGCTGCGATACTCATCGGTTGTCGTGCGGCCCTCTGTCTGCGCTTTGAGTGGAGCCATTGCTTCGTTGTATCTGTCTCTGTACAGCGTAATTATATCTGCATCACCCTTCATGTAGGTATACGCTTCAATTAAGCTGCCATACAGAATGGCCTCTTCAGCAAATGTGCCAAGCCATGATGTTCCTGCCGTAACAATTGTCTCGGGCAGATAGTAGTAATAAATCTCTGTGTCGTAGCTTGCGTCTGGCGTGGGTCCGATCAGCATGGTGTCGGAGTCATAGACAGCGAAGTACTTGGGTCGCCCAGTTGCAGTGTCGTCTGGGTACGCCTGACGAACAAACCCCGGCTCACGAACCAATAGGTTTTCCCATGAACCCGACACATCAATCTGAATATGTGACGGCACAAGAAAATCTGTGGGTAGCGACAAAAATTTATTTCCAAGTGTCATTTGTCCCATCTGACACCTGTAATTCACAGGAAGATTTACGGTTCGGTAGATCCTGTTTTCTGCAATCTTAACAAAATTCGGGACATTTCTAACAAACGATGCTTCATCGTTTTCACAGTAATCCTGAATCGTCTGGTTTAGTTCTGAGTAGTTCATGTAATCACCACGCTAACCATGCCAGACCCACTGAAAGCTACAAGATTGCCGTAAGACCCGGCGTTGCCGTTTCCTACTGGATTAAAAGCAGACAGCTTCCTGCTCTCGTCTTGAGCCGTGTCAGGTCTAGGATTTTCCAATGCCTGTGGGTCCGTGTAGTCTCCCATCTTTCCCAGAAAATTCTGAGGATGGTCCGAGTCCCAAACATCCTTACCTACCATAAGCCCTGTCTTGACGCCTGCTACATACTCTGGCTTCAAGTCAGACAGTTTGTATCGAAACCCAGTCCGATCACAAAAACCGTAAGCGTACCTTTCCTCTGTAACCCTAGACACGATACCCTCCCGGTACGAGGCGCAAGGACGACCTGTCGCGGTCCTGAGACTGGGCTAGGTCCCACTGGGTCTCATACTCCGCCTTGAGCATTGGAGAGCGTTGTAGGGCCTCTGTGTACTTCATGGATATCTGGTACGCCAGACCCGCTACGAGACACGGCAAGAACCTGAATGGTGTGTCTGCGGTTAATTCGCCCGAGGTTCCTACGTCTTCGATGCGGCGCATCCTCTGATAGACAAACGTGTAGTCCTGATCGGGCACCGGCCAGAGGTACGCCACTGGCGCATCTTTTTGTTTGTCTACAAAAATATTTACAGGGCGGCCCGTAGAGTTTTTGTTCGGCAGGTTTGAATACTGAGAGACACTAATGCGAGACAGGCTTAGATCGTTTTGCGTAGCACCTGAACCCGTGCGAATCCAGTATTCGATTAAGTCTACCGTGTCTGCTGGCAAAGTGACTGTTGCCACGCCATCTGTTGCTGTTGCTGTGCCCTGTTCAACGGTCCAGAAATTTGTTCCACGATTAGACCATTCAATCGTGAGCAAGTTAAGAGATCGTATGGCGGTCTTCATGTCGTAGCCAGTTCGTAGCTTCAGGCCACAACGATCAAACGCTTCTTCTACGATTTCCGTAATATCTAGGTCGAATATCGACGTTCCTGACGTAGCCATAATTATTCCTAGACGATGATAAACGTATCACCAGAAACTGAAGCCGTTGCGATACCATCAATGTAGCTAATGACGCCACCCGCGTTAGTGTAATCAGTAATGATGGCAGCACATCCCTGTGCTGTTCCAGCAGTAAAGACAATTGTTCTGCCGATTAGTTCATCATCTTCAAACCCAGTCAAGTCGGACTCGCTTGATGTTGTTGTTGGAGTCCCGCTTACTGTTCCAGTAAGGATGCCAGCAGCGGAAGCCTTCAGCTTTTGTTCTTCCAGTGTTTCAATTGTAAACTCTGCAACCCATGCTTCAATTGTTTGACCATCAACAGTTGCTGTTGGCGTAAAACCGACAATGTATTTCTTTCCTAACTCCCAAAAAGATGCAGGATTACTTGTCATATCTATTGTAAGTACATGTAAGCCTGTGGTTGTATTTAAGCCTTCGGTAAAGCTATATCCGGTTGTGTCAGCGCGAGCAACGTTGTCCTTGTAAACCTCAAAGTCTGCAATGACTGGCGTTGCACTAAACCCAACGGTCCCACCAGAAGCTGTGTTTGTGCTAATAGGTATGTATAAGGTGGACCCAAAGTCCACGGTTCCCAAATGAATCATTCTACAATCCTGTCGGCTGCAACACAGACCAATACATAACAATAGGCTTGGTGGGAACTACCCACGAGCTAGTGTTTTTCGTTGGTACGTGCATAACACCATGCGTTGTTGATGAAGAGAAATTTGCAAGGGTTGTTGTAAATTCCCATGTGTTTTCTACCGAGCTTTCACCAACCGTGTATTTATAGTTTACGTTTTTTATAGACAGCTCATCACCAATCAATTCCATCTTTATTCTTTGGTATGGAATATTGGTACCGCTTTTGTTTGAAAATGCTATTTGTGTGTCTACTCCAGCAAGAACTTGATGAAGTACACCAGAGGCACCGCTTACCCAAAAATAATAATAATTGTCTGCATCAACATATCTAATGACACACCCAGCTCGTGCTTCTACCAAGCCGTCACCCGTTATGTCCATAACAGTGTCTATTAAAATACCTGTTTCTACGTGATCGAACACTGCTATATATCTATCATTAACTCTTTCGTCAACATTAACGGTTGCCTGTATGTCACCAGACTGGTAACCGAAGTTTGTGCTTATCCGAAAATTGTCTGCGTCGAGCACGGTTACTGCAAACTGCTTGTCGTAACTGGGGAGTGGTGACCCTCCCGGAAACTCAATTGTATTACTAAGCGTGACGTAATCGTTAGTAACAAATCCGTGACCTGCAACATTAAAATCGTGTTGCGCGTACACAAGGAAGGGGTTTGTGCCAGAAAGCACTCCTATTGCGTCAACAAACGGGCCGGTTCTTGGCTGAATGGATATTGTTTCACCGTTCTTACCTACATACCCGTTTCCGCCAAGGGTAAGAGTCTCAGTCTGCCATGTCGGACTGGAGCCATCATGTGAATAAGTTAATTCTTCTCCACTAATGCTATCTGAGTTGCCTTCAAAAGAATGGAAAAACAGGAGCTTGTTCCCATAACTCAAGTACGGTAGAGCTGTAGACTTTGCTGCGTTAAGTGCAAACGTACCTCTTATATCAAGCTCTTTTTGCTGCAAGGCTTCCCATAACTCAGTCACTCTGGTTTGATCGGCAACATAGTCTGCTACCCATGTCATGTTTTGGAATTTTGCATCCCCAAAACTGCCGGTGTTGGGCACAAACACTATTCCAAAGGAGTCGTTAGCGAACGGAGCAAGGGTCCACCCAGTATCTGTGCCTACTACCTCTCCGGCTGAGTACATTACGACATTCCCCAAAGCATCTACCGTGCAGACGAGCATGTTTACAAAGCCATCAATGTTGGCTAGTAGGTGCGCGTTTGGGCCACCACCCGCTTTGGTTGGGTTTAGTAGGCCCCCGTTGGTATCTTGGAACGTAAACGATCCGTCAGTGATAACGCAGTATAAACCATTCTCGCCAGAACCGTTTACGAATAACGGGTTAATGTTTTCGTTCCATCGGTTATAAATGAGAATGTATGTTCCCGGACCCCTTGGGTTTAAGGTGGATACATATGGAGACATGCTTACAGTAGGTATTCGCATGTCAATTGAACCACCACCATTATCACTTGAGTTCAGGCTGGCCGTATACAAGCTACTAAACGGTTGCCTTCCCAGTTGAGTCAAACCCTCTGGGGTCAAACCTTCGTTAGTGTACTGAGCGTTTATGCCATTGCCACTATAGTCTACAGCTACAGAACTTCCTGTCGGCTCCTGAAACCTGTAAGAGTACCCATCGTACCCTTGGTTAAAGATTTCGTCGATAATGTCAGTAAACTCTGGTACACCTGCACCTCTATGAACATAGTTCATAAAGCTTGGCGTAGGCCCAACTAAAGAGCCCCACAAGTTTACTGGCTTTGTTGGCATTACACGTACTTTTTATCTACAACAAGCATAACAAAGTAGCGATCACCCAAAGCTGCTCCGGTCGTCGTAAAACTGACATCGCCAGTGACACCGGCACCCGCATTATTTGTGAGTGGCCCAACATCTCGGAAGTCAAACACCCCTTGACTGCTTAGGCTCAAGCACAGTGCGTCTACTGTAGCATCCCATAACACATCTACACTCATGCCCGACAAATCGTAGTAGATCCGACTAATAGCGACACTTGTGCATGGGCGATTAGTGCGGCTCTCCGCTTGCAAGGTTGACACATCAATCTTAACGGCAGCGGCTTCTCCGGTGCCATCAGAAATGTTAGTAAACTTGAAGACGGCTTGCCGGTCTCCATCGTGAATCTTTTGAGTAGTTACCGCATCAGCCATTTTTCACCTTCAGTTAATATTTTTTACGCATTACAAGTGTGACAGAGTACGACGATCCCGCCGATGCTCCATTTGTACTAAATAGGATGTTGCCCGTCTTCCCGGCACCCGCGTTGTTTGTAAGCGGACCCACTGCCCGGAAGTCCCAATCAATGCCAGAATCGTCACTGATGGATAAACAGTGCTCTGGTGACGTAGCATCCCACAAAATATCTACATCTACACCAGATGTAATTGCTTTAATCTGCTCAATGTAGACTTCTCTTACTGGCCTGCCAGTTCCCTCTTCTGGCGAAAGCTGGGATACATCGACCTTGAGTGCGTCAGTCTCATCGGCACTAAGTGTATTTGATATTGTAACTACTGTTCTTGTGCCAAAATCAATTGATGTGAGGGGATTTTCTTCGACAGCGGAGGTGCCGTAGACCTTATGCCCCCCATCTGCGGAGGCGTATGCACCCCACGACGTTCCGTAGTCAGCCGAGAACCCGCCGTTTGTAGCGTTCTCTGGCTCTTGGTCAATAACCAAAACCATGGTATTGTTGGTATCACCTACAAAGTCGCCCTGCTCCTCCACAACAATCGTGTAAAACGTATCTGGGCTTGGGGTGAATGGAAGTGCGAACCAGTAATCAGCCGCGAAACTCTCGCCCCCTCCTGTCACTGTAGACATATCGTAGGCAGAAGTTACCGCCAAGTCTGCGCCTGTGGGTTCGTAAATAGTTGGTCCAAAAGTTGTAGAGGCGCGGATAGAAACTTTGAATGTTCCGGTAGGCGTGCCTTCTTTGTAGAGTCTCAGGCAAACGCCCGAGATGCTGGCCGCA